CATCCTGTACTGCTGGTCGGCGTTCTGCCCCGTCGGCACCTACTACACCTCAGTCGGCTCGACGCACGGCGTCACGATCGCGCAGCTGAGCATCGAGGCCTGCACCAACCTGATCAACTTCATCGGTGTCGGCAGCAACGGCAGCGGCCCGTGGCTGGACATCCGGCAACTCGATACTGAGATCGGAATCCCCAGCTTCACGGACCGAACCAGCGGAACCGGCCTCAACGCCGCATTGGGCACCGTCACCCTCACCGGCCTTTACAACCCCGCGAACGTGACTGTGGCACACCCGACCGGCCTGAAAATCATCAACGGTCAGAACGCCTATCCGGTCAAGGCGGTCACCGCCAACTACCAGGTGCTGGTGACCGATCAGACGATCCTCGTCGACGCCACCGCCGGACCCGTCACCGTCACGCTCATCAGCTCTGCGTGGACACCCAACACGTACACCGTCAAAAAGACCGACAGCAGCGCCAACGCGGTCACGATCGCCGTCGTATCCGGCGAGCACATCGACGGCGCCACCACACAGACCCTCACCACCCAGTGGCAGAAGCTCACCGTCGTACCAGCCCGCGTCAGCAGCAACTGGAACTGGTACACCACCTGACCGACGGTCGGAAGGAGGATAAATGCCCGCAGGCTCCAAACCCGCATGCGGCGCCAAGACCCGCCAAGAAGGCGCCGCACCCACCTGCAGCCTCTCCGCCGGCTGGGGTACCGACCACCCAGGAACCGGGCACTGCCGACTCCACGGCGGGAACACCCCAGCGCAGAAGACCCGAGCTCGGAAGATCCAGGCCGACAAGGAGGCACGCGCCGTGCTCGCCGAACTCCAAGTCGACCCCGTCGAAGACCCACTCACCGCACTCGCCCAACTTGCCGGACAGGTCCTCGGCTGGCAGAAAGCCACCGCCGTGCTCGTCAACCGCCTCGGCGAAGAGATCCGCTACGAAGGTCGTGCCGGAGCCGAACAGCTCCGCGCCGAAGTGCAGATGTACGAACGGGCGATGGACCGGGCAAGCACCGTTCTCTCCACCATCGCCCGCCTCGACATCGACGGACGCCTCGCCCGGATCGAAGAGACCAAGGCGCAGATCCTCATGGACGCCGTACAGGCCGGCCTTGCCGCGATCGGCGTCATCGGGGAGCAGGCGGACAAGGTCAAGCAGGTAATGGCGCGGAAGTTGCGGGCCGTCGCCGGATAGGCGGTCACCGTGCGCCTCGACGCCATGATGCTCCTCGCCGATCGGCTCGAAGAGGTCGATGAGCAGCCGGAGTGGGAAACTCCGGGAGACCTGGCGTCCTTGGTCGACCCAACGACCTTGCAGACCCCCGCGCTTGACCTCATCGACCGTGAGATCGAGTGGGCATACTCAACACCCGGCGCCCGGCTGATCGTCTCGATGCCCCCGCAGGAAGGGAAATCTCAACGCGTCACCAAGACCGGGTCACTGTGGGCGCTCGCCCGCAATCCCGAACTGCGCCTAGGGATCGTCTCCTATTCGCAGTCCCTCGCCGAGACATTCGGCCGGGACGTGCGGAACATGATCGCGTCGAACAACGGCGACGAAGGCACATTCGATGTCGGCTTGCGAATCGCCCGCGACTACGGATCAGCCAAACGCTGGCAGCTGGCAGCCCACCGCGGTGGGCTCGTCTGCGTCGGCGTCGGCTCCGGGCTGACCGGCCGGCCTCTGGACGCGCTGGTTGTCGACGACCCGTTCTCCGACAAGAGCCAAGCTGATTCCGCTTACTACCGTGACCGGGTCTGGGACTGGTGGCAGGCTGTCGGCTCAACCCGCCTCACCCCCGGCGCCCCAGTGATCGTCATCCTGACGAGGTGGCACGAGGACGACTTGGCCGGACGACTCATCGCCGCCGAGGACGGCCACCGCTGGCGCGTCGTCAACATCCCCGCACTGGCTGACCACGACCCGGCCAAGGGCGAGAGCGATCCTCTCGGCCGCGAACCGGGCACCTGGCTGGTCTCCGCCCGGGGGCGCACGGCCGCTGAGTGGGAAGCGATCCGCATCCAGGCCGGCAGCCGCGTCTTCAACGCTCTATACCAGGGCCGTCCGTCACCGGACGCCGGGAATGTGTGGCAGCGCCCCTGGTGGCGCCGGTACAGCGTGCCGCTCTGGTCGCAGCACCCGACGATCCCCGACGCCTACTGGGTCGACGAGTGCGACGAGACGGTCATGTCGTGGGACATGACGTTCAAGGACACCAAGTCCTCGGACTACGTGGTGGGTCAGGTCTGGGCGCGGCGTGGTGCCAACGTCTACCTCCTCGACCAGGTCCACAAGCGTCTCTCCTTCACCGACACCGTCACCGCGTTCAAGGCGATGGTGGCCCGCTGGCCGCAGGCGACCGCGAAGTACGTCGAGGACAAAGCCAACGGCACCGCGATCATCGACACCCTGAAGTCGAAGATCCCCGGGATCGTCCCGGTCAGCCCCACCGGGAGCAAGTACGCCCGCGCCAATGCCGTCGCCCCCACCATCGAGGCTGGCAACGTCTTCCTCCCGGAGGCGGGCATCGCCTTGTTCGACCCGGAGGCGCTCATCGACGAGGCAGCTGGCTTCCCCAACGCGGCGCACGACGACCAGGTCGACGCCACCAGCCAGGCCCTCGCGCAGATGCTCCTCGACGGGACCGGCGCGCAGGCGTGGATCGACTACGCACGCCGCAAAGCAGAGGCGGCGACTCAGCCCGAGGCGCCTAGGCCAGGCATCGCGCTGCTCGTGCCAGAGCAACCTGCCAAGCCCGAACCCCTCGACCCTGTCGCCGCGCGGCAGGCCGCACGCAACGCCGCCTACCGCGCACAACGCTGAAGTCACCAAAGGGGGTCCACGTGCCCGACCCTCGCCGCCTGGTCAAGACGTACGGAACGAACGCCCCCAAGGCAATCCTGTCGGGCGAGACGGCCAGTCAGATGACCCCGGCGTCGCCGTTCAGCCCCGGCGTCCCCCTCGGCCCCTACGACGGGTACTCGCGCACCCCCCGCACCGAGAACTACGTCACCAACTTCAACGTCGCGACCCGGCCACGGACCTACGAGCGCATCAGCTTCGACACCCTCCGCGGACTCATCGAGTCCTACGACGTAGCGCAGATGTGCATCTGGCACCGAATCGACTCGATCCGCTCCCTCGACTGGTCCCTCGTCGCGCGGTCCGGGTTCGGCGGCGACGTCACTGACGCCATCGAAATCGGCATGCGGGCGCTGGCCAAACCCGACCGCCAGCAGCCCTTCTCCGCGTGGCTGTCGGCGTTCCTCTACGACACGCTCGCCTACGACGCGGGCACCCTGTACCGGCTGCGGAACCGGCGTGGTGACGCGATCGGCCTCCGGGTCGTCGACGGCACTTTGATCGCGCCGCTGCTGGACTACTGGGGCAACAGTCCCGAGCCCCCGGCGCCGGCGTATGTGCAGTACGTCAACGGCTTGCCGTGGGACCAGCTGACCCGGGACGACTTGATCTACCAGCCGTTCCGGAAGCGCGCCAACAGCCCCTACGGGCTGGCGCCTTTGGAGACGATCCTCCTCAACGCGAATACGGACCTGCGCTTCCAGGCGTACTTCCTGGAGCGGTTCACTGAGGGCAACATCCCGCAGGCGTTCGCGAGCGCCCCGGAGACGTGGACGCCGGACCAGATCGAGGCGTTCCAGACGTACTGGGATGCCTGGTTGCTCGGGGATCAGGCTGCGAAGGCCCAGATCAAGTGGATGCCCGGCGGCGGGAAGATCGAGTGGTCCAACGAGAAGGACTTCCAAGACCACTTCTCGTTGTTCCTGATGCGCAAGACCGCCGCGGCCTACCACGTAGTCCCAGCGGACCTGGGCTTCACCGAGACCGTCAACCGGTCCTCGGGCGAGTCGCAGGCCGACGTCCAGCACCGCGTCGGTGACCTGCCGCTCCTGCGGCACGTCCAGACGATCCTGTCGGCCTTCCTCCAGGACGACCTTGGACTCCCGCTCAACTTCGCGTTCGACCTTGGCGAGGAGCAGGCCGACCGCCTGGAGCAGGCCCAGGCCGACAAGATCTACCTGGAGCTCGGAGTGATCGGCGGATCTGACATCCGCGAGATGCGCTACGGCCTCCCGGAGCCCGACGGGCAGCCCATGCCGCGGTTCATCTACACGAGCCACGCCGGGCCGATCCCCCTCAACTCGCTGTACTCCGTCGCCGGAGAGGTCGACCCATCGACCGCAGCACCGGAGCCCGGCTCACCCCTGCCGCACAACGTCTTTGCGGGCGCCGAGGGCGTCACCCCGTCGCCTCCGATCAAGGGCGAGCCGCTGGCCGAGCAGGTGTACGGCCTCGGCGCGATGCCCGATGCGCCGCCGCCTCAGCCCGTGGCGGCCGAGCCTGGCGCGGTCACGAAAGACGGCGCACCGACAGCCGGGATCACTACGGGGACTGGCATCACCTCCTACGACCTTGTCGGCCAGCACAATGACGAGGAGGAGGAAGAAGGCCGGGAGCAACTGGCGAAGGCTGAACTGTCGGCGTTCCGGTCGTTCCGCAAGGCACGGCAGCGGCAGGGGAAGTGGCGGGACTTTGAGTTCCGCGCCATCGGCCCCGTCCGTGGACGTCGCCTCAACCAGAACGGCCGTCTCGCTGTCCGCAAGGCAGCGGGTGAGGTGTCCGTCGCCGGACTCGCTGTCCAGGCAGCAGACACCGGCCGGGTCCTGATGCTGCAGCGGGCCCTTGACCCCGAGGACCCCGCCGCCGGTACATGGGAGTTCCCCGGCGGCCACCTGGAAGGCGATGAATCGCCACTTCAAGGCGCTTGGCGGGAGTGGGCAGAGGAGACCGGCGCCATCCCGCCGCCCGGTCAGCAGACCGGTACGTGGACCAGCCCGAACGGCGTCTACGCGGGCATCGTGTGGACGGTCGAATCCGAGAGCATGGTGCCCGTCCGAGGCGACCGGCACATCACCAACCCGGACGACCCCGACGGCGACTGCGTCGAAGCAATCGCCTGGCTGAATCCCGAACAGCTCACCGGAAACCCGGCCGTACGCCCGGAACTCCTAGCCGACCTCGACCTGGTCCTCACCGCCCTCGGCGTCGAGACCGTAGAGAAGGCCAGCGCGGGAAAAGGTGACGCCCCCGACGAGGGGGCATCAGGTGAGTGGCCGGGCTGGGAGCTCGACCTTGACGCTGCGAACCACTGGGCCCAGGAGATAGCCGACGCCCTCGGCACGGTCCTCGCCACCGAAGCAGCCCGGCAACTGGCAGCGGCCTACCTCGCCGAGCGCCAGCCCAACGAGAACAGCGAACCCGACCAGAGTGAACTGACCGCCGCGGCGCTGGTCTGGCTGGAAGCCCGACAGCTCGACCTCACTACCGCGCTCACCGCCACGCTGCCTGGCCTGTACACCGACGGCTACCTCGTCGGACTGACCTCAGCGGTCGCCGCAGCCACCGGCGACCGGCCGCAGCGCAACGGCTGGACACCGGGCGACACCCCGGGCGCCCAGCAGGCAATCACCGAGAACGGCGCCGAGGACGGGCTCGACCCGATCCTCGACACAATCCCGGAGACCGCGCAGGGCATCGCCGACACCCGACGCCACGAC